TTATATAAATTATTTGATGAAGGTATAGTAAATTGTCGTGATCATGTAATAAGACAGACTCAAGCTCTAAAAGATAATATAGTAAATGCATTACCAGTATGTAATATAGAAATATCAATAGATGAAGACGGTACAATTCACATGTATAATGATGGTAATGGTATTGATGTAGCTCAACATCCAGAGTATAATTTATGGATTCCAGAAATGATATTTGGACATCTTCGCACATCAACTAATTATGACGAAAAGAAAAAGGAAAAGATAGTTGGTGGGAAAAATGGTTTTGGATTTAAATTAGTATTAATTTGGTCTACTTGGGGTAAAGTAGAAACAGTAGATCATGTTAGAGGTTTAAAATATATCCAAGAATTTAAAAACAATTTAAATGATATTACTAAACCAATTATTACAAAATGTAAAAATAAACCTTATACGAAAGTATCATTTAAACCAGATTATAATAGGTTAGGAATTGATGGTCTATCTCAAGATATGATTAGTTTATTACAAAAAAGAGTCTATGATATTTCTGCAGTAACTGATAAAAGTATAAAGGTAAAATTTAATGGAAAACTAGTACCATGTAAAAATTTTGAACAGTATATTGATCTATATATTGGAACAAAAAATGACACAACTCGTGTTTATGAAAAAAGTAATGACCGATGGGAATATGCGATATGTCTAGCTCCGAAAGAAGAATTTCAACAAATAAGTTTTGTAAACGGAATTAACACATCAAGAGGAGGAAAACATGTAGAATATATAATGAATCAGGTAATTAGAAAGTTATGTATCTATATAAAGAATAAAAAGAAGGTAGATGTAAAACCAAACACAATAAAAGAACAATTAATGTTATTTTTAAGATGTGATATTGATAATCCATCATTTAATAGCCAAACTAAGGATGAGTTAGGTAGTGCAGTTACAAATTTTGGTTCTTCATGTATTGTAAGTGATGGTTTTGTAGAAAAGATAGCCAAGATGGGTGTGATGAATGCAGCGTGTGCATTAACAGAAGTAAAAGATAATAAGGCTGCAAAAAAGACAGATGGTTCAAAAAGTAAAAGTATTAGAGGTATTCCAAAATTAATAGATGCAAATTTCGCAGGGACAGTGAAATCAAAAGATTGTATGTTAATTTTATGTGAAGGAGATTCAGCAAAGGCAGGTATTGTATCAGGATTGAATAAGGAAGATAGAAATACAATTGGGGTGTATCCAATGAAGGGTAAAATATTTAACACACGAGGAGAAACACTAAAAAGAATTAGTGAAAATAAAGAAATTGTAGAACTAAAACAAATAATGGGTTTAGAAGTTGGAAAAAAATATGATAAAGATTCTGTTGAAAAGAATCTAAGATATGGATCTATATTATTCATGACGGATCAAGATTTAGATGGATCTCATATTAAAGGTCTAGGTTTGAATTTATTTCAAGATCAATGGAATTCGTTATCTTGTTTACCAAACTTTCTGGGATTCATGAATACACCAATTTTAAAAGCAAAAAAAGGTTCAAAAGAACTATTGTTTTATAATGACGGTGAATATAATATTTGGAAAAATGGTGAGAGTGAAGATAATAAAGGATGGAATATCAAATATTACAAAGGGTTAGGTACAAGTACAAGTAAAGAATTTAAAGAATATTTTGGACATAAAAAGATTGTATATTTTAATCATGAAGGTGAAAAAAGTGATAATGCAATTGATATGATATTTAATAAAAAACGATCAGAAGAAAGAAAAACATGGCTATCAAATTATGATAGTAATGATTATTTAGATACGAATGAATCAGGAGTATCATATAATGATTTTATAAACAAAGAGTTGATTCATTTTTCAAAATATGATTGTGAAAGATCTATTCCAAATTTAATGGATGGATTAAAAATAAGTCAAAGAAAAATCCTATTTAGTGCTTTTAAAAAGAAACTAGATAAAGAATTGAAGGTAGCTCAGTTTAGTGGATATGTATCTGAACAATCAGGATATCATCATGGTGAAGCAAGTTTAAATGCTGCAATTGTTGGCATGGCCCAAGATTTTGTAGGAAGTAATAATATAAATTTACTTCTTCCAAATGGACAATTTGGAACGAGACTCCAAGGAGGAAAAGATTCTGCAAGTGAAAGATATATCTTTACACAATTGAATAAAATAACAAGATTAATTTTTAGAAAAGAAGATGATCTAGTATTGGATTATTTAGATGATGATGGTTCATCAGTAGAACCAAAATTTTATGTTCCGATCATTCCAATGATTCTAGTAAATGGTGCAAAGGGTATAGGTACAGGATTCAGTACTGATATTCTTAGTTATAATCCGATTGATATAATTAATTACATAAATGCAACATTAAAATTAGAAACAAAAGAAAATAAATTTGTACCGTTTTATAAAAATTTTAAAGGTTCATGTCAAGAACTAGACAATAATAAATATATCACAAAAGGAAAATATGTTAAACTATCTGCTACCAAAATTAGAGTAGATGAACTACCGATTGGTTTTTGGACAGAAGACTTTAAAGTACACATTGAAAAATTGATGGAAGGAGATAAAGAAAAGAAAAAGAAGGGAATAATTAAAGATTATAATGATATGAGTACGGATAAAGTAGTAAATATTGAAATAATATTTAATGAGGATATTGATGAAACTATGTCTACAGAGACAGGGTACAATGTAGTAGAAAAAATATTAAAATTATACAGTAGTCATAGTACTAATAATATGCATTTGTTTAATGATACAGAGAAATTAAGTAAATATTATAGTGAAGTAGATATAATTAATGCATATATACCAGTAAGACTATCTTACTATAAAAAAAGAAAAGATGCTATGATAGAATCTTTAGAAAATGATCTAATATTACTATCAAATAAAGAAAAATATATTATTGAAAATTTAAAAGGGACAATTGATCTTCGTAATAAAAAAAAGATTGAGATATTAACTATGTTAGAAAGTAAGAAGTATGATAAAATAGAAAATGATAATGAATATAAATATCTATTAAAATTACCAATGGATAGTGTTACAGAAGAAAATGCATCAAAAATAAAATCAGACACAAATAAAAAGAAATCAGAGCTAGAAGAATTAAAAAATACATCAATTCAGAAAATGTGGATTGATGAATTAAATGAATTAAAAATATGCTTAACAAAAAAATAGATAAATATTAAAATCCGAATTTAGGTTCTAAAGTAGGGTTTTTAACAAATTCAGGTATAGGTTTATCAATAGGAGTATACATAGTACTAACATCTTTTCTATATGTGACATACCCTGTAGCATCACTAAGTAATTGAGGTACACAATAATCAATAACTAAATCATTTAATTCACTTATTTGACCAGTAATATCATTTGGTCTATTAACAGAACTTTGTAAAAAAGTACTTCTCATAATAATTTTTAATGTATCACAGTTTTGAGGACCAATAATATATTGTTTATTAGATTTTTTATATACTCCTGCTCTAATAGCATTTTGAATAATTTGAAGATTTTCTTTACTAAAGAAAGCATTAGATAATGGAGAATCAGTAAAATTACCAGTCATAGCTCCATAAAAAGTAGAGCACTGGTTATCTAGTGTAATTTTATCGTATAAAGCAAATTGATCCATAGTAGGACCTAATATATCTATTCTTCCATTTGTGGATGTACAATTCATTATAATATTCCAAAAGAAAAAATAATATAAATTTAATTTATATAATGGCAGCTGGTTTTCAAAAAATTGTATTAACTGTAGCAATAGTTATATTTGTACTATTATTAATATTTATTGGTTCTGTATTGTACAAAAATAAATATTCTTCTGCATTTCCACCTGTAATTGCAAGTTGTCCAGATTATTGGATTGATAAAGAAATGACAGTCACAGGAGCTGAAGATTCAAATACTCAACAAAATTGCAACAATATTAAAAATTTAGGAAATCCATCTTGTTCTAAAGAGATGGATTTTACAGGAGATTTGTGGCAAGGTGATGATGGTGATTGTAAAAAATATCAATGGGCTAAAGGTTGTGATTTAACATGGGATGGTATAACAAATAATACATCTATATGTGATTCTTCATAATTAAATTTAACATTTTCTCACTTAAATATAATTATGACAATTTTTCAATATCTACCTGATGATTGTTTATATATTATAAAACAGTATTTACCTAGCAAATTTAAAGTTATTTTAGAAAAAAATGAGTTGGTTGATTATATTTATTCTTTTTTACCATTAAAAGATAAAATGCTAATTAATAGAAAATATTATTACCAAATCCAATCTCAAATTATAATACCTTATGAAAAAGAAAATAAATTAATGATTGAGTTGGTAAAAAAAAATTCTATGATAGGAGTTGAAAAATATATAACTAAAGATAAAATAGAGAGATTAACTAAAAATAAAAAATATTATTTTGGAAATCAAGTTTTTTTTAATTTATTTTCCCTCCTTGAACATATTTCTATTAATTATAAATACAATCAGATTAGGGAATATTTGAAAACATTATTAGTTAATAAGAAGTTAAATAAATATAAAAACAAAATATATAAAAATATAATATGGAAATGATTGATTTTAATAAAGTTCTTAATAGAAAAAAAATGTGTGATCAAATAAAATCGTTTTTAAATGAATTTGATTTGAACAAACATGATTTAACATTTAAAAGAGGAATTTATATTTATGGAAATCCAGGAACTGGTAAAACTCTATTTGTAGAAAATTTATTAAAAGATATAAACTACGACATCATAAAATATGATGCAGGTGATATTAGAAATAAATCTATTATTGATACAATAACTAAACATAATATGTCAGATAAGAATGTTCTTAGTTTACTACAAAAAAAAAATAAGAAAATAGCAATAGTTATGGATGAAATTGATGGAATGAATAATGGTGATAAAGGTGGTATCAATTCATTAATAAAATTAATAAGACCAAAAAAGACAAAAAAACAGAAATTAGAAGAAATTACATTAAATCCTATTATTTGTATTGGAAACTATCACATTGATAAAAAAATTAAAGAATTGATGAAAGTATGTTACAGTTATGAAATTAAAAATCCATCTAATAAAGAAATAGAATCTCTATTAAATAAGATTATGCCTTCTATTACTACTACTATAAGAAATACTTTGGTGGGATATATTCAAGGAGACTTAAGAAAATTAGATTCAATAATAAGTATATATAATAAACAAAATTTATTATTAAATAAAGAAATTATTGAAAATATTTTTCAACCAAAAACATACAATGAAGATAGTAAAAGAATTACTGAAAATTTAATTAATAATAATTTCCCAATAAACTCACATAACACAATAATGAATGAGACTGATAGAACTATTGTTGGACTATTATGGCATGAAAATATTGTAGATTGTTTATCAAAAATACCGCATTCAGAATCTATCCCTTTTTATAATAAAATACTAGAAAACATGTGTTTTGCTGACTATATTGATAGAATTACATTCCAAAAACAAATATGGCAATTTAATGAAATGAGTTCATTAATTAAAACATTCTATAATAATAAATTATTTCATGAAAAATTTCCAAAGAAAAAAAAATTTAATCCACCCGAAATAAGATTTACAAAAGTTTTGACAAAATATAGTACAGAGTATAATAATTATATGTTTATTCAAGGATTATGTTTTTCATTAAATATGGATCAAAAAGATTTATTTGCCTTTTTTATAAATTTAAGAGAGAAAAAAACAGACGAAGAAATTTATAGTGAACTTGATAATTATGAAATAAATAAACTGGATATAAATAGAATGTATAGATATATTGATAAACATTCTATAGATGTAACTCAAATTACTTGTGATGATACATCATCCGTAATCAGTGATATATAAGAAATAATAATAATTTATATATATTATTATTATTTACAAATATTATTTCTCTACTTTTTTTGTTTTCTTTTTGTTTTCTTTTTGTTATTTGTCTTCTTTTTATTCTTTTTTATTGTTATTTTAATTTTTTTTCCACCGAATGATTCATTATTTGATTTTTTAACTACTATCTTATTAAAGAATTTTGTTATATTTTCTAATTCATCATAGTTAATAGATATATTTGGATCATAGAAAAATTTTCCATTTTCAATATTTATTAAACATCCATCAATAGATTTGTATTCATTACCAGATTCATCCATAGGTTCATTTAATAATGTATCTTGGATATATTTAACATCATTATTACTTGCGGTGTCAATTAAAATTTTATCCTTTATAGCTTTATCTGTATATGATTCATCACCATCTCCATTTCCATCTCCATCACCAGGACCAGGACCAGGACCAGCACCAGGACCATCACCAGGACCAGCACCATCTCCATATCCATAATTCTTAGGTTTACTTGATTTTTTAGCATATTTCTTTTTCTCTACATCAGATTGTGAATTAAGACAGGCTTTATCACTATAACATTCAAACTTTGCATCTGATAATTTTTTTATTTCAGTATTAATTTCATCAAAAGTTCTACATTGAACATAATTCGTACCAATGTAATTATTAGTATCTATAGCAAGTTTTACTGCGGCTTTGAGTTCTTCTTGTGACCCTTTGTCCCAATTATCAGGTATTGTTAATGTTTGAAGTTCTTCATTTAATTTATTAACATCTCCTTGAGTTTCTTTAAATACTGGCCAGACACCTACAAGACCTAGTGTGTAATACAATCTAGAATAATCTTGTCTACATTTAGCCATTGCTGTACCAGTTGATCTTCCAGTCAATCCTTTAAATGTTGCAAGTGCTAACTCATCTAATCTAAATGTAGAACAGAATGTTATGTTTACAATACCATTAAAATAAATATTATATGGTGACGTGTTTGTATTATATAAATTATTATATATATCATTAACCGGTTGAGTAATAGCATCATTATCATATTCATTGGGTTGATCAGAAATTGGTTCATTGATCATTTCTCTCTCATCAGAATTATAATAATCATCATTATTACCTGTAAAAACATGTTCTTCTGGTATATTTGTTCTATAATTTGTAGTGTCTAATACAGGAATTGAAGGTTCATCAACATATGCTAATATATCAATTATATCACTATTTTTTTTTATATTTTTTAATGAATCTACAGTACCTTGATCCGAATTCATATCCCAAAAAATTAGTTCAATAATATGATCTAATTCTTTAACAATTTTATTGTCATCATTTGTATATTGAATAGCAACATTAGTTCTAATATTTGTATATTTTGCAGTTTTTAACATGGATAATTGAATTAAACCAGAATTATGAGTCCAAAGAATTTTCTCTCTGTTGCTTGTGTCTGATATTTCGGTAAGTGGGATAAAGAACGATTCGTTACCATTATCATCATTTCTTTTTTCAGTCCAATAATGTTCTACTTTACTTTCCAATTCATTATACATCATATTTAAAAAAATAATTAAAATTTGAATTACATTCTCTTGAATATTATTCATATCCCTTATATAATTTTTAACGCCAAAACTTATGTCAAAATCATGACTTCTAGGGGCATATTGATCAATAAGAACATTTGGATTATCCATACCATATGCAATAAAATTTGTGAAACCTCTATATCCTGCTCCTCCAAGGACAATAGATACAATCATATCTTGTTCTTTTTTGTATAATTGTACTGCTTTATTTCCTTCATCACCAATAAATTTATAAGAAAATATATTTCTTTTGGAAGTTAGTAATGTGTTTCTTAAAAATGGAACATTTTGAAAACAAACACATAATAACCACCCTATACCTTTATCCCATAGTTTTATAGCATTGCCTGTAAACATAATATCTCTAAATTTTCTAGATTTAATACTCATATTTGCAGAATTTGGTGTTGATATTTTACCCTTTTCTTGAGTAAGGTCTTTAATAGATGATGTTCGTTTAAGTTGAGGTTTTTCACGCTTTATAGGCGTAGGTTCTCCAATAGGTATAGGGTTTTTGTTTTTCATTCTATATATATATATAATGAATATAATTCATATGTTAATCTGAACATTGTTTTGTTAATATTTTTGTTATATTTTCTTGTAATTCACTTATAATCTTATCTTTTTTTGATATATTTTCTTTTAAAACCATATTTTCCCTAGAAAGTTTTTCAAAAGCTTGTTTTATAGTGTTAAGTTGTCCATTCTGGTGGTGTAATTGATCTTGTTGTTTTTTCATAATATCTACTATTTGTTGATTATTTAATGCTATATTCTGATCTCCTTGTTGAACCATTATTTGACCACCTGCACCACTTGATGCTGCTACTTTTTCAGCATGTTTTCTTCTAAATTCTTCTATTTTTATAATTTGCTCTAATACATCTGGTTTCATTCTAGGTAGTCCAGGCGTATAGTAAGTCAATAAACTATCAATATTCATAAAATATTCTTTTAAATCTGATTGCTTAACAAAATCATCAACAGTTTTTGTTGAAGGTTTGCAATATTGTGGATGTTGATTATCCAATAATTTTTTTTTGTCAAATGTGTTATGATTATGAGAGAAAACCAGAATTACTTTCATTGGATCTAATTGTACAAATGGAACAGTATAATTTTTTAAAAAAGATTTTTCTTCAGCTAAGCATGCTTCCTCATCATATTTATTTTTAATTAATTCTCTTTTAAAGGCGAATGTTCCAGCAGTTGCATGTTTTTCACCATAAGGTCCGAACTTAAACATTTGATTTATATGTTTAAAATAAATATAAATCTCACTGGATCCAGCACATAATGCTTCTTTATTACTAGTTAATTTTTCTACAGCATGACTTACTCTTTCAGGTGGATAGTAATCATCATCATCCATATAGACAAGAATATCTCCTTTACTTTTTTCATGTAATAAATTTCTTTTTTTACCTAATGTAATTTTTTCATCATATTTAAAATATTTTACATTCGGATGATTTACAACTAACTCTTCTATTTTATCTGTACCATCATCTATAATTATCCATTCCATTTTATCTTTGGGATAATCCTGATGATCAAAACATTTAATCATTCCTTCTATAAATGGTCTTCTATTATATGTAGGAGTACATACACTTACAAATGGTAGTTCATTTGTTTCTACATTCTGTGTAATTGTCTGTTTATTAGTATTATTATTTTTGGCCTTGGATTTTTTATTATTCCTTCCCATTTTAAAATATAATAGAAAAATCTATTTATATTTTAAAAATAAATCTATTTATATTCATTCAGATTTTTTCGTAATATTTATTCCAGGAGGAATTAGATTTGGTAAAAATACTATGGTCATTACAACTGCTACTATTATATTTAAATTTTTAAATGCTGCTAAAATAGTCATTAAGAAAAAGATAAATTTTAAAAACCATGCATTAAAGTCCTGACTTACAATTTCTAAAATTTTTCCAGGATTCATCATTAATGGAATTAATATTAACTTAAACAGTAATCCAAACATTTGTACAAATGATATTGCGAATGGTGTAAACCATGTCCATCCAAAGAATAATCCCACAAATGAAAATATCCTACCCCAATCAGAATCTTCATTCCACCATAAACTTACAAATGATGGAAAATACCAAAAACATGATATAAATAATAAAATGCTCATTATGAATGGACCTAATATAAAAGGAACTATATCCTTTGCACTATCAGGAGTTAAAGCACAAAAAGATGCTGAAAATGAAATGATAGATTTTACAAGAGATCTAAGCCATATATTAGAATATTTTACCTTATTTGAAAACCATGAGGTTATTATTCCACCAAATGTTTCTTCTTTAGAAGTTAAAGTATACGGAAAACCATAATCAAACATTCCTTCAAAATATTTATTTTGTAAAATCTTACTATCACACATATTTATAGAAGAACCACATTCTCCACCTGCATTTCCACCTTTCATTTTTTTTCCTCCAGACATTTTAACCATTTCCATATATTTTTCCTTTGTAGGACATAATGGAGGTAATTTTTTACCTCCTACTTTATTTTTATCTGTATATGGTCGTTCATCTACATCTGTAGGGAAAAAAATGTCTAAATTGATTCTGGTTAGATATACATAATTACCTCCCAAAATAGCCAGGATAATAACTGTAATTATAGCTTTTAATACACCTTTAAAAAATCCCCCCCAATTATTATCTTCGGATCCAATATTTGTATTTTCTTCTGGTTCTGTATCACTCATATATATATATTAAAAATATAATTATAATAATTATATTATTATAATATAAGTTTATGTCATCCAATACAATTTATATATTAGATGGTGGAGTATTTTCCCCACCTACCAAGGCTGTAGGAAAATTAGCATATAATATAAGCAACTATATCTTATCTAAGAATCCGTCAAAACAAATTAGGTATCATTTTCTTCCAACTAATAAATATTATAATAAACCATGGGTAAGATGCGTTTCAGAAGAAGAAAGACTTATTATGTTAAATAATTTAGTAAAATATATTAATTCTTCAATGAAAGTATCTGATAAGATAAAATTTATAGTAGATGATTGGGAAATTAAATGGGGTAAAAAAGACAAAGCTCCTTCTTCAACTATAAATACTTTAACAACTCATTTTACAAAAAAACAATTACAAAATCTATTTTTATCTGTTAGTATAGATAATATTGTTCAAACGGTTAAAGGAAATAGAGGTAATGGTTTACAAACACTATATCTAGTAAAATATCTATGTTATGATATATTTTCTTCTGAGATAATAGGTGATGATAATGAAACATATATTTACAAGAGTATAGATTTGCCTGAATTATTAAGACAAGCAAATAATAATTATCCAAAAGAAATATTATCTTATTTTAAAAAAAATAAAATAACTAAACAAGATATTGATAGTTTTATTACTTTTAGTGAAAATTCTAAAAAGTTTGATGAATTAAAGTCACTAATAATGAAGAGAATTGATATTCTTCCAAAACATATTGTTCCTGAAAATTATAAAGCAATGGCAGGTAATAGAGTTAGAGAAGAATTAGATGTATTTTATTCATCTATGGAAAATCTAGAAAAATTTACAACTCCTGCTACAATTGAATTTATTACAAAAAATAAATTATATCATCATTGTAAATCAACATATCAATCTAAATTAGTATCTAAAAAAAAAACTAAAAAGATGTCTAATAAAAAATCTAAATCTAAAAGTAATAAATCTAAAAGTAATAAATCTAAAAGTAATAAATCTAAAAAATAATTATTATTTTAATTATTATTTTAATTATTATTTTAATTATATAAAGATATTTAATTAATATAATTAAAATGAATAAAATAGAATCTGGTGAAAAACTTGACTTTAATCATGTATTAATTCGCCCTAAAAGATCTACAATTAATAGTAGATCTGAAGTAACACTGAAAAGATCATTTAAATTTAAACATTCTCCATTAGTATGGAATGGTATACCAATACTTGCAGCAAATATGGATACTACTGGTACATTTGAGATTTATAAAACTCTTTATGATTATAAAATGATTACAACATTACATAAATTTTATTCAAAAGAAGATTATATTACATTTTCAAAAACAGAAACATTTGATCCTACTTATTTTATGGTTTCAACGGGTATTTCAGATAAAGATTATGATAGATTAACTTCTATTTGTGATTCTATACCAGTAAATTGGATATGTATAGATATCGCAAATGGTTATATTTCTAATTTAGTTACCTTTTGTAAAAAAGTAAGAGATAAATATCCTGATAAAACTATTGTAGCTGGAAATGTAGTAACTAGAGAGATGGTTGAAGACTTAATTTTAACAGGAGGAGTTGATATTGTAAAAATAGGTATAGGTCCTGGATCAGCATGTACAACTAGAATAAAAACTGGTGTAGGAATGCCTCAATTATCAGCAGTAATTGAGTGTTCAGATGCAGCACATGGTGTTGGTGGTCATATTATTTCAGATGGAGGTATAACTTGTCCAGGAGATATGGCAAAAGCTTTTGGTGGAGGTGCTGATTTTGTTATGGTAGGAGGACAATTTGCTGGTCATGATCAAAATCCAGGAGAAATAATAGAAGAAAATGGAAAATTCTTTCAAATGTTTTATGGAATGAGTTCAGATAAAGCACAAAATACTCATTACGGGAAAATGGAAAAATATAGAGCTTCTGAAGGTAGAGTATTAAAAATACCATATAAGGGTGACTTAAATAACACTGTATTAGATTATTTAGGGGGGTTAAGAAGTACATGTACATACATAAACGCACATAATATTAAACAAATGGCAAAATGTACAACATTTGTAAGAGTATCTCAACAAGTCAATTCTTTTTTTGTTTAAAAAACATAAAATATAAATATATTTTATATGAGTGAAACTATATTTATATTTATTGGTATTTTAGTATTTTTGTTATTATGTTTTAAACAATATAATTTTCAAAAAGATTTATGGATGCCTTTTAAAGAATCTTTTACTCCTTTGGAAGTAAATCAAATCTTACAGCCTCCTGGATCAACTTCTATTGGATCAGTGTATAATAAATGGTATAATCAAACCCAAATGTTATCTGTAAGTAACGGTTATACATCTAAAGAAATGAATAATTTAGAAGTAGATAATCCAAATACATTAGCAAAACAAGTTTTAGATGACAGTTATGGAGATTTTCCCAATGACGAAAGTGGTAATTATATATTACCAACAACACAGTTTGAATATCCAAATAATTATAAATTTACAGTAAAATACCCCTGTAGACGAACCGCTACAGGTATGTTTTCAGATTGTGGTGTTTGGTCAGCCAATACTGCATGGACAGCAGATCCTTATAAAGGATTAAATTGTAAATATTGTGAACCAGAAAACACAAGACAACCTGTTAGTAGTGTTTCAAATAAGAGGGAGCAACATAATCCACATAATCATGAGAGAAAAGCTGGTATAAGTGGAACAGGTAATCCTAGATTAACTTAATCTAAATTATTATTTGATGTAATACCTATGTTCTTTAATAAATGTATCGTAATCTTCTTGACTATACCATAAATTTTTTTTAATATTAATATATTCTGATCTATGTGGTATTAATACAACACTACATATGTTATTAAATGTAACAGCTTTTACTTTAGATAGGGGTAATACATTTAAAAAAGAATAAAACTCCATTAACTATTATTATTACTATTTTCTTAAATTATTTAATAGAATATTTATATTAAATAATTATCGCGCATACATTAATCCACAATTTCCACCTATAAATGTAATAATATTATATCTCTCTTCGTGTATGGTTAAATTATAATTATAATCATATATCATCCATGTTGGTTTATTTACGCCAATAACTATTCCATCAGGATCACAAATATTATAAAAACTTGCAGAAGGGTCCAGAGGAGGAACATATGTTTGAAATTCATATTGAATTTCTTTAAATTTACTCATGTTAATAGCTCCTGAAGGTTGATAGTCAAATGGATCTGTATATAATTCAAAATTATAGCAATATAATCCATCTTTAGCATTTCCAGATGTTCTAACATATTTCTCTACATAATTATAAACTCCTTCATCCAATGTATTTTCTCTATATTTACCATCTAATAAAATACCCATAGACAATAATATGTTTCTTTGATTACCTACAAAATAATCCCCTGTTATAAATATACCGTTAACAGTATTATTAACAGGATTAGTATTTGGGCCTAAATCTGTTTGACCACAAACTGTCCAATCTCCATTAGAGTTAGCAAAACTAACGGGTTGTGGAATAATGTTATTATATGCCCAGTTTGTATAATTACTCCACTCATTTCTTAAATTAATATCACTACGTCTAAAGTAGTACATCCATGAAGCAACCATTCCCATTGTACTATCTAGTTTTACTCGTTGTGAACCAGTTACATTAAAATAATTCCATTCATATATTGCTTTAAATAAATACCTTTGTTCTCTTGACGCAAATACCTTTGATTCTTCTTCACTTAAAAATGCATATGTACTAATTAAATGCACATCAGCATTCCAACTAGTGCGTTGATCTAAATAATTTAATGAAATATCTGGCGGAGGTTGAAGAAATCTATAAAATTGTTGTTGTGCAATATTAAAATTTGGTTGAATATATGGATAATTATTATATTGATCATTAACATCTCTTATTTGTATCAACTCTTGTACTGGTCTTAATGTTATATTAATTTCCAATTCATTATATTGTAATGCCACTAATGGAAACGCCATTTTAGATGCCAATGAAAACCATGAATTAATTGGTATATACACTTTTCTTCCTCTAATACTAGGTTCTGGTCCAACAGGATTCGCTGTATAATATGCATTAGGATATACATTTACATTACCATAAGCATTTGCCGGATCATTTAATTCTGGAACATTTCCAGTCATTTTATCAAATAATAATTTTTTTTCAGCTGAATAATCTCTATCTATCATACTTAAAATATATTCTCCCGAATATCTATTTAATGTTGATCCTCCGACATTTATTTCTATTTCCGAAATCATTTGTGCACCTAAATTCTCAATCCATTTAAATTCATATGGAGCCCAATTATCACCGCATTCAAATGGAGGATAAATTGGACTCCATATAGTAGGTAAATTAACTACTAAATAAGTATCCATTAATAATTCAGCATATCGTTTAACTCTAAACGTAAATTTTGACGGTTCACTCATTCTTAAATTCCGCAATCCTTCAAAATCAATTCTAAATTTTTGGAGCCCAAAATTAGTATATTTTTTATAAGCAGTTTTAAAAAAAGTTTTTGATGGGTTTCCATTTAAATATACATTCTGATTTCCAAAAGCCACAATATTTAATAATCCACCTGGCATGTTATATATATTTAGATTACAATATTATTTACTTTTTAATTGTTATTAAAGGTATATTAATATTAATTAATAAGTTAGTTTAGTGGAATAAATAAATGTTTTTGATTAAATATTTTTTCATATCATATTATAAGTATTATGGAAGAAGCTACAAAAATGTTTTCAAAATTAAATTTGGAAAAAAATAAAGCTAAAATTATTAAATACGCTTCTTATTTTATAGTTGCTTTATTAATTCTTGGATTATCCTCTTATGTTGTTCAAAAAATTAGATTAAATGATGCTAATTGTAACAATCTTAGCAAAATATACACATCATTTCCCACTATTTCATCTTTTAATCCTAATGACGCGTCATATGAATTTTTATTGAGAGATTATTATGTCAAAACCGCTTATAATTGTTGTTCTTCCGGACAATTTAAAAATGATTATGTTAATACATGTGCTTTGAAAAAATGTATTCAACAAGGAGCAAGAGTATTGGATTTTGAAATCTATTCTATTAATGATAATCCTGTTATCGCTACATCAGCTACTAATAATTATCATGTTAAAGAAACATATAACTCTATTAATTTATCCGATGCTTTAAAAATTATTAATAATACTGCTTTCACAGGAGGTACATGTCCCAATCCAAATGACCCTTTAATCTTACATTTTAGAATTCAAAGTAATAATAAAGCTATGTATGATAATATGGCTGATCAAATATATAACAATATTGAAGACAAATTATTAGATAAAATTTATGGAAATGAATATTATGGACATAATTTAGGAGCGGTTCCTTTAAAAGAATTTATTGGAAAAATTATTATTTGTATTGATAAAGTAAATCCTATTTTTGAAGACACAAAACTAAAAGAATATGTTAATATGGCATCTAATTCTATTTTCTTAAGGTGTTCACGATATTATGATGTTAAATTTACCCCCGATTCTAATGAACTTATTGAATATAATAAAAAGTGTATGACTCTATGTATTCCTGATCTTAGTGCCTTTGATGCAAATATTTCTTCTGCTTTAGCATTTAAATATGGATGTCAATGGGTCGGTATGTCGTTTCAAAATTTTGATACTAATATGGAATATTATGATCTATTTTTTGATGAAATTGGTTCTTCATTTGCGTTAAAACCTGAATATCTTAGATATATCCCTGTTACTATACCTGAACCCACACCTCAAAAACCTGAAAACTCATATACCACAAGAACTGTATCAACTGATTATTATTCTATTAGTGTTTAATTTTATATAATACTTTTCTATATTTATTATATATAATGTCTACTTGTAATCCAAAATTAACTATGGAAGAAAAAGAAATTTCTATATTACGAGATGCTATTGATGTTGCGGAAAAAAGAAAGGGTAATAAAATAACACAAGACCCTGATGTTAAAAAAATTATAGAAATTTTAGAAGATTTTCTCAAGAAAAAAAAATTGGTTTGTTATGGTGGAACCGCCATTAATAATATTCTTCCTATAGAAGATCAATTTTATGATAAAGATATAGAAATACCCGATTATGACTTTTATTCACCTAATGCTTTAGAAGATGCTAAAGAATTAGCAGATATTTATTACGATCATGGTTTTCAAGAAGTTGAGGCAAAATCTGGTGTTCATCACGGTACATATAAAGTTTATGTTAATTTCATACCTGTTGCAGACATTACAATTTTGGAAAAACAATTATTTAAAAAAATTCAAAAAGGAGGTATTAGAGTCTATGGTATTTTGTACTGCCCTCCCAACTTCTTACGAATGAATATGTATTTAGAACTATCACGACCTGCTGGAGACATTAGTAGATGGGAAAAGGTTCTTAAACGACTTATATTACTTAATAAAAATTATCCTCTCAGAGGAAAACAATGTGATCCTTCCTTATTTCAAAGACATTTTGAAAAACAACTTACTCCACAACAAGAAAAATCAAGTAAACAATTATATTATGTTGTTAGAGATGCATTTATTGATCAAGGATTAGTTTTTTTTGGAGGTTATGCTAGTTATTTATATTCATCATATATGCCTTCAAAAGTCAAAAAATTATTTACTAGAACTCCTGATTTTGATGTCCTATCAGAACAACCTGAACAAGCTGCAGTTATTCTCAAAGAAAGACTTGAAGATTTTGATTATAAAGGAATTAAAATTATTAAACATAATGGTATTGGTGAATTAATTGCACCTCATTATTCTATTCGTGTTAAAATTAATAATATTGATGAAACAGTTGCATTTATTTATGAACCGTTAGCTTGTCATAGTTATAATACAATTAAAAAAGGTAATAAAACTATTCGTGTTGCTACTATTGATACCATGTTAAGTTTCTATTTTGCATTTTATTATAGTGATAGGGAGTATTATGATGAAAATAGAATACTATGTATGGCTCAATATTTATTTAATGTACAACAAAAAAATAGATTAGAACAAAAAGGTTTACTTAAAAGATTTAGTATTAATTGTTATGGTACACAACATACATTAGAAGACATGAGAGAAGAAAAGGCATCTAAATACAAAGAACTTAAAAATAACCGAAACTCAAAAGAATATGAATCATGGTTCTTACGATATGTCCCATTTGAAGAAAAAATGGATAAAGAACAAAAACAACTTGAAAAAAATAATAAAAATAATAAAAATAATAAAAAACTTAAAAATAAAAATGTTAAGATGACTAAACAACATAAAAAAAAAAAAATAAAAAATAATAAAACTAAAAAAAATTTTATTGATATTATAAATATTATATAAATATTTCAACATTTTTATGTTATCTTATTATTATATAATGCCTTCTATCACCGATAATATGATTCGTAATTATAATCCTATTTTAGACCCACCCTTATTTAATGCTACTTTACAGCCTAAACCTAATTATACTCTTTTAGAAACACTATCAGTAGATGATACATGGCATGATTTAGCAAAAGACAGGGCTGGATATAATTCTACTCAATTTAAAAATACTATTGCAAATTATCTAATGACTAATAACTCTGCTAACCTAAATAACGATGTTGATAATATAGCTTATTATAAAAATATCATGAATGGTCAAGGGTATCTTCAAACATCAGGAGGAACATTTGAAAATAGAGTCGCAAAAACTTTTGAAATTAGAGAGGGTTTACAACCTGCTAATATTACAGTAACATATGAAGATTTGTTTAATAATTTTACTATTGTTAAGGATAAAGGTAAATTCATTACATTCAACAACCCAGATTTTTTTGAAAAAAACATTATTGGTAGTTATGGTTCTTTAATTTTACTTCCAGATATAACTGATTCATCAGTTACTTATAATAACTGGATATCTGAATATTGTAGTCGTAGGGGTTCTCCTCAAGAATCCGATGTTAATCTTAAAATTGCTACTTTTATAAAATGGTATATGTATGGTAATTATAACAAAGGAACATATAATTATGATTTATCCACACTTTCATCTGATTCTATGAAAATATTATTTGACGGAGGACAATTTCATTTGAAGGAAATATCTTCTGTTACAGGATCAGGTATTACACCACTTCTTTCTACAGCATCTGTTATGGACTCAGCAAATACATCTGTTGGTTTATTAGATCCTACTATACCAGTTTATTTTTCTGATCTATCAAAAGATCCCTCGGCCAATGACCCCAAATTTCATCCTATGTTTTCAAATTACTTTACATCAAATAATTTAGTTACTGGTTATATGATCAATCCTGGTCAAACATTCGGTCAAGATGGTACTGCATGTTTCTCTTTTATTATTTTTTTAAATGATGAGCAAGCGCAAAGAGACAGTTTGTCATTAGAAGGAGCGACGCCAGGGAATGGTCTTAATCAGGCTATTAATTATATTCGCACTGGAGAAAGAGATCAAACATATAATACATATATTGACATTATAACTGCCTATGTTAATGCTTATCCACAGAAAATGGCCCGATGGTATTTTGGTCAAATAGATAAAAAAAGTAAAAGCAATGATAATGATTATTATAGTGCATGTGGTGTATCTGGAGCTGGTGTATCATACATTGGACAAATATTTTCTATTTTGAATACGATAACAAATTTAAAACAGGGTACAAATCTAATTACTCAAATACAAACTCAATTAAACAGTCTTAAGAAGTTACCAACACGCACTGCTATTCCTATTTCAGATGCAAGAATTTTAAATATCTTTTTTAACATAGCTACAAATTCAATAGATCGTATGAGTATTTTACCTAAAATACCACAGTTATATGGTCTTATGGCAGATTATAAAAGAGAAGGAGACTACAATCAAATTCACGAAGTACTTTATTCTATTTTACGAAGTGGAAAAAATGATAAAATGTTTACTTTTGCATCGGGTGATGAACTGGCTGCACTTATTTCAAGGTTATGTGGAATACCTACTATATTACAATGGTCAGGAGGTGGAAGAACTACATTGTATCGCTCTGATATTTTTTCTGTTGATGAAGGACAACGAAAAAAGTTCACATTAATTGCTAATAATAATATTATTAAAAATTTTAGAGAGAATATTATACCAGATTTAACAAAAATTACTAGTTTTTTAGAAAAAGTATTTCCCTCTCTTGGAACCCTATGTGATCAATTCTACCAAATTTTTATGCAAATACCGATAACAGATAATAATCTATATATTGGATATTTATCAAAATTTGAATTGTTATCTAAAATCATTAGTATATATAGTTTATTCTCTAAAGCTAATACTATTACAGAAGCTGGTTTATTGGGAAATCTTCAAATATTTATTAATACATTTAATGAGTATTTGAACATTTCCCAATTACAGCCTCGTCCTAGCGATACTGAGTTACTAGCTCAAAGTAACACCATTCTTAGTATTATATCTAACATTTCTAATGATCCAGCAATGACACTGTATGATGATATTATTCAACAGTTTCCTATTATTCAGACAGTTGATAATATAGAAGATATCGTAGACTATTTTACACCATTAGAAGATCAAGGGACATTTGAAAGGAAAATTTTTAATTTGAAATTTAGAGATGGTCTTACGAAAAATAAAAAACTTGTCGCCCTTTCTGGTCAATTAAGAATTCTATATCCTGCCACCACCAGCAGGATTGGCAGAGTATCATCTAATAGCAGAGCTAAAGATGCGAGTCAAGTTAAGCAAAGTACAAAAAAATATAATGAGTTAATAAGCGAGTTTCCTTCATCATTTCAAGTATACTTAGTAGAATCTCTTGGAGAAACGCCCCCAGCAACAAGTGACGGAACCGGATTATTTCCAACTACATTAGCAAATATTGGGGCAAATTTTTTCCCTAGTGGTTATGTTTATTTAAACCCTCAAGATCAGGTTACTACTGACGCATCAATTCAAGTTATTCTAGGGAATATAGTACCTCAATTAGAAAGTAGTATAACACAAATAAAAAATTCTAAAGAATTAGTAGGTGGAAAAAAGAAAAAATATAATTTAAATTTTCAAAAAGGAGGGAGTGAGAAGAGGAAGTTGGAGAATGGGGTGGCGGAGGATAAACAAGCTAAGATACAAGCATCCAACACATCTAGAGCAAATAGACGAGTTAACACACGAACAATGGCATCCAACACAGTTATAGCAAATAGACGATATTGTTATAATAAAATTCAGTCATATGTATTAAAAATTTTCAGTAAATGTAATAAATTTTTATTAGACACATTTAATAATGTAATAAGGGGACCCGATGCTCAAGGTAATCCTACTGTCCTTCTTAAGTCACTTGCACAATTATTAACAATACCTGAAGATGGAAGTGGATCCGTTTTTCAAGCTATTAATAGTACTGATCCTAATTTAAATCAACAACCTCTTTTTGATTATCTAACTGCATACATTACAAGTGATATAATGCCAAACTGGCAAAACATACCACCAACAAATATGTTATATATGATAATATTATACTATCTTGCAAAGTATAGTGATATTAATGATTTCTTTACTAATTTACTTTTTAATGTGGGAGAAGATCCCGAAAATAATGGACTTTATATACAAATACAAGAACTATCTATGGAATATACAGCAGGTATGCTTATGGATGAAAGAGACGGAGGTATAAATCAAAAATTAACTATGTCTGATTTTTTAAAGATATTAAATTTATCATATGTTCGTGATTTAATAATGATGTTATCAATACAAATACCAGATAATAGTAATACTGTTGATTTAACCCAATATAATAGTATAGTAATGGATGTTGTCGGGGGAGGTCAAGATAAGAGTTTCCTTCCTGTTCAATATCAAACTTTATTACAACCTAATATATCATCAACTGCTGTATTATTGTTAACTTTGGGAATAATGAATATCCTGTATGAAGGAGAAAATGTACCCCAATTTAATACCACAGCATATAAGGCTATATTGCCAAGCATAATGAATAATGAAGGCGCACTCAAAGGTCTTATTAATTGGTATAAAGATAGACCAAGTGCGTTGTCATTTTTTGGTGTAACAGGAGCAGGAGCAGGAGCAGGAGCAGGAGCAGGTTTTCAAACTAGCACAATACAAAATTATGTTATGACAATAGTAATGAGTGTCACAGGTCTACAAATTGATGGTACAATAAAAGTTGAAAACATTTGGAGAGGTGGTAAAAAGACAAAAACACGCAAAAATAAAAAACATAATAAAAATACAAAAAATAAAAATAAAAATAATAAGAAAGATAAAAAATCTAAAATTAAAAAGATTAAAAAGATTAAAACCAAAAAAAAAATATAATTTTTTATTCTAATTATAAATATATGAATTACAAATTTATTCCTATATTTATTTTACTCATCATAATAATATTATATAATTCTGCTAGACCTCAATTAATAGAGGGTTTTGATTCATATAATACATGTATAGCCGACGGATACCCCCAAGGTTTTTGTATATCTACACCGATAGAATCAAGTTTAGAAACCGGATTTTGTTCATGTGCCCAAGGATTTTTTGGAGCATGGCATAGAGATGAAGGAAAATGTTATTGTTATTTATTTAACGGTCTTTTACCTTATAAAGCATCTCAACCATATCATTCCTCTCCATTCTAAAAAATTGAAAATTCTAAAAAATTGAAAATTCTAAAAAAATTGAACATTTAAAAAAATTGAAGTTGTTTTTTTTAAATGTGTATTAATTAATTTTAACTACATTCAGAATTAAACTGATATAATGTATGAATCAACAGTACTAACTAAATGTGAAAGGAAAGAAGTGTTGAATGATTTTCGTTCAGATGATTTACTTTATAGTCAACTTTATATTAATAAAATTCCTTTGTGTAATGACGCTATAAATATTATTAAAGACTTTCTTTATCCATATGACTTTGTAGAAGCATATCAACGAAATTTACTAAGATGCACTATTCATTGTATTCATTTACTACAATTCACTCATCATAAAAACAACAGTTATTATAAACAACTAAGAAGTTATAATCTCATTCATTATGAGGGGCAAAATAATTGGTTTATAAATGAGATTAATATATGTTTAACATGTGGTAATTATATGAACAATGTAGAAGATAGACATATATGTATGTGTAATGTAGTAGATGAAATTGATGAAATGTTTCAATGGAATATGTTACCTTATGAGAATGATAGATTAGATAATAATATTCAAATACAAATGGATCAACAGAATATGATAGAATATCAAAAAGAACTAGAAGAAGAAAGAATAGAGAGAGAAGAAGAGGCAAGGATTAGTAGTCCTGAAGACTTTTATCGTCATTATTAAGTGTATACTCTCCTTAAATTTATACCGATTTTTGTTAAATTTTTAAATAAATCTTTTTTTTGGATCATCTATAATATCAACCCTTTTTTAACCCCATTTCATCCCCCAAAACTGTCTTCCATAAAACACCGGTACCTAAACAAAAACGACCGAAAAAAGTATGTAGTAGTAAGACTCTTCCGTTTCTCAATCTCACCACCCACCCCCACTGTCTAAAAAACCCTCCCAAAGTCCGTGTGTGGGTCCTGGACTTTGTAGGGGGGTGATCATAAATGGGTGCATAAACGGACATAGGGGTTAGGGGGGTTGGGGGTTATTAGGTTAGGGGGGTTGGGGGTTATTAGGTTAGGGGGGGGTTGGGGGTTATTAGGTTAGGGGGGGTTTGGGGGTTATTAGGTTAGGGGGGGTTACCTTTTTTGAAAAAAACAGCTTCAAAAAAAAAATTGAATCAAATTGATAGGGATGTGTTTTAGTAATTCAGTACCATTGAGCTATAAGTCATGGAGTCTATTTGCTTTTCAAAAATCTGGGAGTTTTTACCGGATGATCTTGGAAATCATATAATAGACATTTGGTCAGGCAAAGACCATAGAGAAAAGTTTGCACCTACACTATGTTATATAAAAGAGTTGAGATATGGATTTGCAGAAAAAATTATACCACTTATACATCCATTTATACATGAAGATGTAATTGAAACAATGACTCAAGATGAGTTGTTATATGTGAATCAAGTTATGTCTGATTGTCAATGTTGTGATAGACATGAAAAAAATCATCCTACAAACACAGATATGATGAACGGATGTTTTAGTTCTCATGACTATCATAAGGATGTTTGTGAAAGGCCTTGTGAATGCCCTTGTCGTCATATATCTAGATGTAGTTTTAGACAATTCTGGGTCAATAAAAAGGGTTACTTTCCCGAAGAAACCATTTCAATGGATAGTGATTTTATTAACTTACCAACAGTGAGTGAGGTTGAAAAATGGTTACAGATTGACATTGACATTGACTTTGACGACTCTTGGGAAAGTAAAGAGATCCGCGAGTTACAAAGAGATGTAGAGTTAGTAGAAGAAGAGATACATGGATTATGGAACGATTACTATGACTATGGTGATAGACAGGATATGAAAGACGCTCATAATTTGGGACACGAGCTGAAGAAAACAAAAGAGACAATAAAATCTCTGATATTTATGGAAGGAAAAAATAGATTACCAGATGTATGTGAGGATGTATTAGAAGATATGAGTTATATAAGATAGATTGAATTAGAATAGAAATTATATATTTAATGTAAATAATATGTTCTTAAAAGTTTAAATAGAGATTTTTTTTTGTATTTACTTAAATTTATTTTTTGTTGTTGAACTTCATTATCAAAGGTGTATATATTATATAGTTAAATAAATAATTATATCTCTCCATAAATTTTTAAAAATGTTAATATATTTATGAACTATTTTTTCTTGTTTCCATTTATTAGGGATAAAATAATCAATATGTAATCCTAACGAAAAAATATAAATAATTAATGTATATATAATCTCTCTTAATCTAAATAAAAAAATATCTCTAATAGACCAGTCATTAACATAACTATACATATTAGTATTTTTTCCATCGGAAAAAAAATTATGCATTTCTAATAAACCATTGAATAATCTTGGATATAGATTTTTTTCATTTTTAATATAAATCATATTAATAATTTTATCAATAGATTGAAGATTTATAAATAGTATTTTTCTAGAATTCTTTGATTTAATTTTAAATATATGTGGAAAAGATCCATCTACACAGCCTTCAGTATCTGTTATATTTCTATCAAATAAATATGGAACATGCATAGATTTTAATAGACTATATTTTAATTCTTGTAAATTTTTATATTTTTTTTTTAATATTTGTTTTCCTTTTGTAAGATCAAAATATGTTATGTACAATTTATTATTAATTTTATTCAAATCAGATTCTGTAATATGTTTATCTAAAATATCTTCTAATAAAAATTTGAATTTTTTTAAATCTTGATTTTTTCTTAAAATTTTAAACGCTTTGTTACATATTTCTATAGATAAATCTAATTTGTCAACTATAAATAATAATCCTAATATAGATCCTATACTACTACCAGATATACGATTAATGTTAATTTTATTTTTATTTCTCATTTGTCTTAAATAAATGAGTCCTCCTAGCATATAAATTCCATTAAATGCTCCACTATCTAATACTAAATCTATATTTTTTGGAATATTATTAGAATTTACATTTTCAATAAGACTATTTACATATGTATTTAAACTCATTATTATTAGTAAAGAATACATTTCTTATTTATTTACACATATTATATGAATAGACCGTCATGGAATGAGTACTTTAAAACATTAGTACTACATACAGCTACAAGATCCCCTTGTGAGAGACTAAAAGTAGGATGCATATTAGTAAAAGATAATAGAATAATTTCCCAAGGATATAATGGATTTCTCTCTGGAGCTCCTCATACATCAATAATTAAAGACACTCACGAACAAGCAACAATTCATGCAGAACAAAATGCAATCGCAGATTGTTCTAAAAGAGGGGTTAGTAGTAATAATTGCGATGCATATATTACACATTATCCTTGTATTAATTGTATGAAAATATTATGTGCATCAGGTATAAGTAATATTTATTATATACATGATTATAATAATGATTCATTAGTGGGTGAAATAAAAAAAATATCAAATATAAATTATTTAGAAAAAATATAAATTATTTAGAAAAAATATAA